ATTAACAGCGGAGACGTACCCAGCGGTCTTATTATTGATATGTACGCTATAGGTACGGTGGTTAACCCTGTAGTATATGACGTGTTTAAGCGTACTCACATTAAGCTCACGCTGACTATGGAGGCTAATGACCGTATTGTTATAAACACTAATCAGGGTGAGAAATCAGTAACGCTTATACGTGGCGGTGTAGCTACTAATATGCTGGGCCACCTATACCCTGACAGCTCATGGCTGACGTTAGAGGCT